CTCGGGACGCATAAACCGGGAAGGAGGCAGCCCCATACGGCGTAATAGTTTGCGACATTGAAGCGATACCGCGGACCGGGTTAGCCCGTGGACCTTTGCCAGCTCGGACATACGAGGAGGGCGGCCCTCCCCAACGACGATGCGGATAACGTCGGCCCTTAAGCGCATTGCAGGATCGGTCGAGGCGTCCAGTCCGTCCAGGAGAAACTCCAGCATTGCCCGCAACCGGAAGGAGGCAAGGTCCAGCTGCTCGATACGCGGGTCGAGGGAGGCCAAGGATACCTCCTCGGAATGGGATACCTCCTCGGCGGCGGACCTGGATATGGTCGTTAGGTTACCCTGCCGACCTGGGCGGTTATAGGTATTTTGCTCCTCCGATCTACTGAAATCAAAATGCCCATCGTTAACGCGGGACCGGTCTTGGCGCTTATCGCCGGTAAGGTCGGACGGGTCGAATAGCTTTTGGGCGATAAGTAGACGCCTATCCTGGGCCGTTAGTGATCTCCACCAGGAGGCGTATTGCGTCGGAATATTGGCCCCTTTAGTCAAGTAAGGGAATAATCCCCATATATCCCTATTAATCAACCTCTTGGCGGGTATGATTTATCCACGCTAATTGAGCCGGGTCGAACGTAAGGTATCCCAGGCGTCGGACGCGGTTAACGACCGATTTGGGGTTAAGGTTAGGCGCAAGTATATCGATCTGCTGCCGGAATTCCTCTGGGGATAGGGTTTTGGGCCAGGTCGTTAGGATATCCTTAAGGGCCAAGTTTCGACGGTGGCGCTTATCGGCGGCGATCTTGGTCGCGGCCTGGCGGATTTGCTCCATTCGGTCGGGTTGTTCGTCCCATAGCTGTTTCCAGCGTATTAGGGTACGCATACGCCGGACCTGGGCGGCGTTAAGCTTACGCGGTCGGAATTGTCGGCCCATTGGGAATAACTCCGTGAATAGGGTTAGTAAGGCAATCGACCCCCGACCCCCAAGGGAGGGGGAAAGATTGCATATCCCCTTTAGGGGATATTACGGAAATATGCCTGGAAATATACCGCAAGGGAAAAGGGTGCTTAGGGGGCTTATGGGGGCGAGGGTAGGGATTACCTCTCGAAAGCCCGTGGCGATGCCTTAGCGGGGCGGGAATCGGCCTTGGCGTTGGGATCGTCGGGAGGGGTTGACCGTTCCCAACGGATAACTCCGCGGGTCGGACAATGGCGGACGTAGATATCCCCGGCGAAAATACCGGCGTCGTCCTTCATTCCAGATCGGCCTCGGCGCTTGGTAAGGGAAAACTTAAATATCGGGTCGTCCCCCTGGCAGCGGGTAAGTACGGCGACCTCTCGCATATAATTGGTTATCTCGCTATGGCCTCCCCCGCTATATGCCAGGTCCGCGGAGGTTTGGCCCGCCGTATCCTTGGACGACCTGGGTTTGGTCGTATGGTGAACGGCGACGAGGACGGCCCCGGATTCGGATAGGACGGTATCGATACCGTTGCGGAAAAAGTTAGTTACCTCCTGCTGATCGGTTACGTTGATTGCGGCGAACGCCATTAATGGGTCGCAAACGAATACGTCGGCGGCGTGGAGCTTTATAAGGCGCCGCATTTCGTCGAGGAAATCTTGGCCGGTCGTATTCTTAAGGCGGTAAATATGCAGATTCTCGCGGAGGGCCTCCATTTCGGGGGCGTGGAGCATTAGGCCGTCGGTAATGTCCTGGAGGGCCTCGCCGACGTCCCCAAAATCATTCTCGTTTTGAGCAAATACGATGCGTAATGGCCGTTTTGCCTCAATCCCAAAAAACCCTCCTTGGCGCTTGGTCGCCAGGGTTACCATAAACTGGAGGGAGAAACTGGATTTACCGACGCCGGACTGGGATACGAGGAGAAGGGACCCGCCTTTACATAACCAACGGTTACCGATTACGGAATTGGGGTCGTTTTTGCGGTCGAACGCCAAGAGATCGTCGAGGCCCATTGCGACCGACGGCGATTTGGCCGCGTCTTGGCGGTTGGCTGCCTTAAACTGGCCCTCGGTAAAGGCGAGGATTGCCTGGGGGTCGGCGGCAGGGTCGGCGGCGATCTCGGCGGCCTTTGTCGCGGTGGCCCGAATATGCCGGAGGACCGAGAGGCGTCGGACCTCGTCGGCCCAAGCTGGATTGTATGGGGTAGCGCCAACGCAGGAGGTCGTATCTGAGACGTAATGGGCCTCGGTTGCTGCTTTCATATCCCGCAACCGCATAGATACGGTTAACTCGTCCGCGGTGATCGATTCGGCCTCAAGGGAGAGGATACCGGCGCAAATCTCCTGGTGCTTAGGTTCGACGAAATCCGATGGGATTAGGTCCTTGGGGAATGGTAGGCCGTCCCGGAGGACGGCGCCGATTAGGAACCGTTCCGCGTCGGGAGAGGCGGTAAGTTTTTGCATAGGATGATTGGTTAAAGGCCGTCGGGCGGCGGCCTGGGTTATCGCTTATCGTGGAGGCGCAGCATCGGGCCAATTTGAAAATGACGGGTTGAGAGGACGCCGGATAAGCCGCGTTGGGTTCGGTAGAATCGGGAGGGGACGTTATGGCGTTCGGCCATTTGCCAGATCGCTTGCGGGGATATTTTAAGTTTATCGGCCAGCTGCCTTGCGGTCGCCCAACCCTTGGGGACCTTGTCCTGGCCCGACGAGAGGTATAGGAGATCGGCGTCGGCCAGGGTTTTGCAGGGAGGGAGGACGCGGTAAATATATTCCCGGTAATGCATCGCCTCCGATCTCCTGGTAATCAGCTTGCGCCCCAAAAGGCCGCGTTGGGCCATAGACGCAGCCCGATAGCTCGTCGTATGTTTCCACCGGTGGCCGTATTGCCTTTGCATTTCCTGGACGGTTAACCAACCCTTGGGGATTGTGGTATCCTTATTTCCCTGGGGCTTGGTTACCGCCTGGGTAAGCCCGTTAATCGCCCTTTTTAGTCGATCTTTCATTTTGTTTAACGATCTGGCGGGCCAAAATCTCGATTTCGTCGTCCGGGCAACCGGATTCCCCGAACATATGGCGCATAAGGTCGGCCTTATCGACGATCATTCGGGCCAGTTTAAGGCCGTCCTTTTCCAGTTTGCTCATATACCGCACATCCCCTCGCATTCGGCCTGGAAATCGAAATTGATTTGGCCCTTGTCCTCCGGGCTATCGAAATTTACCTCCCCCAAGGGTTTGCAGGAGGTATGGAGGTATACTTGGAACCGCATACCCCCGCGGTTGGCGTCCCACCTTTGGCGCAGCTCCTTATCGAATTCGACGGCCTTTTTGAAATGGATTGGGTCGTCGTTACGCAAGCGCCGCCATTCTTGGTCGGAATGGAAAGGACAGTAATAGCACGCGGACCGGGGCGGTTCCGGGTATCCGTTTGCTTTCATCCAGGCCAAACAATCGGATCGGCGCATTTTCTTTTCGACCAAGGGCCAACGGTGTTGCGTCCAGGCGTTACTTGGCTGCTTCATTCGCTGCATTTCGTCGTAAGATATGCCAATCCATTGGGTTACCGTGATTTCCTTTTGCGATCTGGTGATCCCGCAACGGCGCTTAATCTCCTTAATGATCGGGCCGACCTTATAATCCATTGTGCAAGCTCGACCGATTGCGGCGACCCTTTCCCCCTGGTTAGAAATGCCAAAAACAGGGATAATTCGCTTAAGGTATGAGATTCCGTCCCCATACTTACTCTTTTCCTTTACCCGGATTTTTAGGGATTCCTCAGTAAGATCGCCTTTGGTTACTCGGATAACAGGGAATGGCAGCTGGGTTTCCAGCCAATCCAGCCATTTGTATACGTTCGTCGGTTCGGCCTGGGTATCGGCGAAAACCGCAAAATCGGGCATCGGGCCGATCTCGCCGCGGGCGGCCATAAGCGCCAGGGTAGACGATTGGACACCGGCCCCAAGATTAAGGACGTTATATTTAGTTTTAAGAGGAGGGGGATTAAACGGGTCCATTATTTTTTAGAAGGGGTCCAGGTTTTAAGATCGGTTTGCCAAATCCATTTCGAGGGGTTCGACGAGATTCGGTGGACCAACCAGATTTTCCATTGGTTTGTCTTAAGATCGACCCAACCGGCCGCAAAGCCCGTACCCCACCGGCTCGTCGCCAATCTGGACGAGGCGTATGCCATTGCCTCCTTTACGCATAGGCAGCCCGCCGAGAAACCGGCCCCTCCGCCGTGGCGTTGGGTATTAATTTGCTCCAGGCGGTGGATATGGCCGCAGATTAAAGCGCCTCCGCGGTCGCTGTAATGTTTCGCTTGGTCGTGGACAGCTTGGACGCCGTGGGCGTATCCGTGTACCATTGCGATAGGTCCGAGGCGGTAAACCCCTTTTTCCGCGTGGTAAGGGAGGATTACCCTGGCGCCAGCTTTCCGGGCCGTTGCGTTGATTGCGTCCTTAATGTCCTGGCAATAATCGCGGTAGATCGCCGATCCCGAGGTCGCAATCATATGGTCCAACCGGTGTTCGTGGTTACCCCATAGGTAAACCGACCCAGGGCGCAGGAACCGGCGCAGGAAATCCATACCGGCCTCGATATCGGCCTTAAGAGATTCCGCGGATTCTGCGTCCGCAGCTCCGACGCCTCGGCGCAGGGATCGGAAATCGAATGCGTCGCCCAGGCAAATCCGCAGATCGTCGGGGCCGAGGTATTCGGCGCAATAGGCGTAAAGGGCCTCCAGGGCCTCCGGGTCGGCCATATCGCCGTGGACGTCCCCGGCAGCGACGAACCGGACGATTTGGGATTTAGGCATTTTCGGGTTGGAATAGGTTATACGGACGGGTTCCGGT